AATTTAGGAGATAGATATGTGTGGAGCATTATCAACTGACCTTTTAGAAGCAATCCAATGGATCATCTTGTTTGCACTGATCTTCGCGTTTGGATGGATATGGGGATCACTTAAAAAATGAACGCAAATGAACTAGCTGATGCAATGGAAATTCGTGCATCAATTCGTAGACAAGCAACGAGCCGTAAAAGCGTACAAGAAGGTGCTAATGATAGACTTGCTGACCAATTAGAACAAGCAGCCACCATGCTACGCCAGCAACAAGCTGATTATTATGCTTTGCTTGTTAATCATGACAAACTTTATGCAAAAGTAGTTGAGCTACGAGCTGAAATTGAGGCGTTGAAAGACGAAATCTCAACTTTGCGATATGAAAAGTCTAGCGGTGTTTATGATGATGAACCAGTAGCGTGGATTGCATACGATGAGTTTGGTGATTTTATGCTGGAAGCTACACCTGAAGGTGATTATCCTTGGCAACCACTCTACACCCATCCCAGCAAAGACTTAACAGATGAGGAAATATATCAAATTCTTTGGAAACATTTTCCTATATCCGACAAAGAAAAAAACGCAACAATGATTGCAGTAATGACACATTGCATAAGGGTAGCACTAAGAAAGGCACAAGAGAAATGAACGCAAATGAACTGGCTGATTACATTGAAATTGGCGGTGAAAACATTGATAGAAAAGAATTGGCAGTCATGCTACGCCAGCAACAAGCTGAAATAAAGGCGTTGAAAGCCCATATTGAGCGCATGGTTGAAAACCAAAGCCATCACGAGGGCATTGCCCACGCTGGCGGATTTGAACAAGGCCACGAAGCTGGGCGCAAACTAGGCATGCAACAAGAGCGGGCGTTGTGGGAACTAGCTGCGTCAACACAGGAGATTGAAGCAACACTAACGGAAGAAGATAAGTTTTGTGACAGCCACTGCGTGTGGACTGACCACCACCCAGAATGCAAACATGCAAAGTATAGGAGATAGCATGACCACCTTCACCACACAAGACCGGCAAGATGCGCAACGAACCCCGTTGACCGAAGAAGAAATTACTGAATTGGTTAAAGACAACTTTATCGGTGCAATCAAAGTTGGAATTGTACTAACACACGATAATGTTATAGAGTTCGCCCGCGCCATCGAACGCGCCCACGGAATAGGAGAATAGGTAATGAAACTGTACGATTTAGAACGGGGTGATAATTTTAAAATTATTGACGAAGAAACTAAAGTGCCTCCAGCGGCACCCCTTCCGTCTGATAATACAACATACCGGTATACTCATGTTGATGGTATGTATGCACCTTGCGAAGGAACGGATGGAGAACGATACTATTTTGCAGCATGGACAGAAGTAGAAAAAATATGAGCTTCACCATCTACCAAGCAGACGGGCTCAAAGTCATCCAGTGGTTCCCAACCATCGACAAACTTATTGCCAGTATGTTATCCAACCCTAATGACAGATATTGGAGAAATGTATGAACGTTAAAGAGCTAATTGAAGTACTGCAAACAATGCCGCAAGATGCTATGGCAATTGTTAGTGGGTATGAAGACGGCGTGAATGAAGTGACAGACGTTGCGCTAAATAACATCAATTTAAACGTCCATGACGAATGGTATTATGGAGCGCATGAACTTGACAAAAACGGAGACACGCAGGCCGTGTATATAGGATGAAATGGAAAGTTAAACCAACCCCGCCAACACCGATGATCAATGAGGTGAGATACGTGATGAAGTTTGCGTGGATACCTAAAAAATCAAACGATGAGATGGTTTGGCTAGAACGTTACTTAGCAAAAGAGCGATACCAACTAACTACGTCTTTTTCCTCTTGGCCATACTATGATTGGGTTGAGGTATGAAAACCAAAATATACGTATGGTGGATTAAGCTGCAAGCAAACCGCATGCCTTGGACTAAGCTGTATAAGTATAGAGTGCGTGAGTGGGAGCGCATGAAAGACACCAATAAGTTTCTTAACGGATTTTGGTGCGCAGATCATAAAGGCAATCTCGAACGAAAAACAGATTGGGAAACTATAAAACAAATGGTGGAGAAATTAGATGACTGAGATAGGACTATCGTTCTTCATTGGCTTTTTGATTGGCCTTGTCATGCGTCCAAAAGACAAAAACCTAAAAGAGCAACAAGACATTTACGAAGCCCGTTACAAAGAGTACGAGGCAAGTATCAAATATTACAAAGACCTGTGCAAATGGCACGTTGAACAAAGGAAACAAAATGGCAACAAAGAAACTTAAGGTAGTAGAACCAGCAGTCAAAGAAAAGTCAGGTAAGATTTTAAAAGACACACCAGCATACAGCCACGAAGAAATTGAGAAGAAAGCAGGCCGTCCCAAAAATGCAGACAAGCGTGGCTTTCTGCTATCCAACGGCAAGTTTGCTGACCGTGAGAAAGCCGCCAAGGTTGCCAAGGCTGCAGGCGAAGTGAAGAACCCAGGAAAAAAGCTGCACAGCCATGAACTGCGCAAGGGACTTGGACTTAAAAAAGCAAAGGAGCCAAAATGACCAACAATCGTGACGGTGGCAAGGGCGACACCCCGCGCCCACTCTCTGTGGACCAAAACACCTTTGAGGAAAACTGGAACCGCATCTTTAACGAGAAGCCTGAAAATACTGTGGAGTTTGACGTCGAGGCAGACAACGACCACGTAGAAATTCTTGCAACTATACCATTTGGGAAATGACATGACAAAGAAAACCAAAGTAGAGTTTGAAGAGGGCTGGGCCGATGAGTTAGAGCTCACACAAGACGAGTACGATGCGCTGATTGATGGTATCATGCAGTTAGTTGAAACGGGCGAGATCTTTGAACAATCTACTCCAGTGGATGAGCTGCCCGAAGAAGAGCAAGCACAGATAATTGACATGTTGACTCATAAAAAGAATACGAGACACTAATGGTTAAGAAGAAAAAGAATTACAACTACTACAAGCTAGACGTTGGCTTCTTTCCGGACATCATCAAGCTGTGCTTTGACGACAAGGTATTCCAACAAATCTTAAAGGACCACGATGTTACTCTCAAGGCTAATGCACTGGACAGCGGGATTGCTGAGACGCACCTCATCGGTGATGGCAAGGACGCTATCATTATTTTGGTTTTTGATCTATCTCTTGTTAATGATAATCTTGGCGACTTGGTTGATACGATTACTCACGAAGTTAGTCATGCTGTGGATCATCTGGCCGAGCACATAGGCGAAGAGGACAACTTTGTTAATGAGACCCGGGCCTACTTATCAGGCCACCTAGCCGGTCAGATATTTAAAATTTGTATGCACGAAAAGGAAAAGCATGCTAGAAAAACAGATAGAGCAAAGACTAAACAAACTAGTAAAACAAAACGGGGGTATGTCTCTGAAGTTTATATCAACCGTGACGGGGGTACCGGATCGCATAGTTCTGCTGAACTCGAAAGTATTATTCGTAGAGCTCAAGACGACGACGGGCAAGCTGAGCAAGAGACAAGAACTGGTTTTTGACGAGTTTGGAGAGCAAGGCTTTCCAGTACACATTATTAGAACATACGAAGACATAGAGGATTTTTTACGTGAAGCGCTCAGACCTGCACCAATACCAACAGCATCTTATCAATTTGTCCCGTACGGTCCCGAACATGGGACTTTTTCTGCCACCGGGGCTGGGCAAGACAGCGACGACGCTCACCATCATTGCGGAACAATTCGAGGGCAAGACCTTGATCATCGCGCCAAAGAGGGTAGCGGAGACGGTCTGGGACGCCGAGGTAAAGAAGTGGGACCACCTGTCGCACCTCAAAGTGTCCAAGATCATGGGGACGCCGGCGCAGAGATTGTCAGGCTTGACTTCGGAAGCAGACATCTACCTGATTAACCTAGAAAACGTGGCGTGGCTCTGTGACGTTCAGCCTAAGTTAGTGTTTACTAACTTAGTGATTGATGAGTCTAGCCGATTTAAGGACCCCAGCACTAAGCGCTTTAAGGCACTCAAGAAGCATTTAAAGGGCTTCCAGAGGCGCGTAATCCTAACTGGCACACCTACCCCTCAGGGCATGTCTGATCTCTGGTCTCAGGTGGGTATACTGGACTTAGGCCAACGCCTAGAGACTAGCCTCACCCGCTTTAGGGACAAGTACATGGTGCCAGACCAGATGAACCGGCACACCCGCGTGGTGTACTCATGGAAGCTCAAGCTGGGCGCGGACATGCAAATCCAAGAGAAAATCTCAGACATCTGCTACAGCCTCAAAGCTGAGGACTATCTGCAGCTGCCCGAGTGCACCAAGCTGTACCACAAGATTCAAATCGACAAAAATGTAAGGGCAAAATATGACGAGCTTAGAAAAGACATGGTCGCTGACATCAAAGGTGAAAAGATCACAGCTCCGACAGCAGCGGCACTGGCGAACAAGCTCCTCCAGTTCACATCGGGAGCGGTTTATAATGAAGAAGGAGAAACTCAAGAAGTACACCGTTCTAAACTGGAATATCTTGAGTCGATCATGGAAGAGTCCTCTTCCCCTACACTGGTATTCTACCACTTTAAGCACTCGCTCCAACGCATACGTCTTCAATTCCCGCAGGCTGTGGTGCTGGACGATGACAACATTGAAGCGTGGCGTCGTGGCGAGATTCGTATGCTCCTTGCCCATCCCCAAAGTGGGGGTATCGGGCTTAATCTACAGTGCAACGTTGGAGACACAGCACAGACGGTGTGGTTTGATTTACCATGGAGTTCAGAGAACTACATTCAGGCCAACGCACGTATTTACCGCCAAGGGCAAGAAAAACCGGTTATCATACACCACCTAACTGTGTCTAATAGCATCGACGAGCAAGTTGTTAAAGTTTTGGACGGAAAAATAAATTTGCAAGAAGCACTTTTAGACGACCTAAAATGCGTATTAGTATAGCCATGAGAACAAAAACCAAACACAAAATAAACGCCGCGACTCCTCGCCTATCTGACGAGGAGTTAGACCCTATCGAGCAAGATGACAATGACGGTATCTCCACAGAGTTAGTAGAGGCCTTCTTGCCGTGGAGCGCCGAAGATATATTGGACATCAAGCGACTAATAGCCGATAAGATGCCAGCGAAAGAGCGGTTTGTGCTTGAAGCATTTTTAGAAGGTCTCACACACATCGAGGCCAACGTGTCTGAGAAATACTGGCGGTATCACTTTCTCAAGGGCGTTGAGTTTATTAAGAAGGAATTAAAGCTATGAGCTACTTTATTGTAGAGCACAAATACAAAGGCAATTATGTTATGGAAACGCTTGCTGGTGTGGAAGATATTGACACTAGCTTATACAAAGATCTATTGGGAATCTGGGTTTGTGAGAGCCCGGAAGAGTGTCAAGCAGTGGAAAATGAACTCAAGAGGATGAGACATGAACGATCCAGTCAACCAGCCTAAGCATTATACCGCGCACCCTAGCGGAATCGAGTGCATTCAAATTACAGAGCACATGGGATTTAATCTCGGTAACGCACTCAAATATATTTGGCGTTGTGATTTAAAAAAAGACGCGATAGAAGACCTACGCAAAGCACGTTGGTACATCGAAAGAGAAATAGCAAAACGAATCAACCACGAACAGGAGTGTGGCAAATGATTATTGAAATTGATGACGATTGTGTCGATGGTATTATCCAAGGCGCGCTGTTGCGCGATTACGTACACTTGATGGATGACATCAAGCTGCACAACAAAACCGGCGAGCACCTGCATGAGGATGACTTTGAGGCGTACCAACAAGTAGCTGCAGCGCTAAAAGTATTAGGCAACTGGTACTTTCCGTTTGGCGAATTTGATAAAGAAGTTAAAAAAGCGAGGAAGAAAAAATGAAACTATTCTCGCAATATGATCGTTTTGATTTAGAGCAAGACATCATCAAACTTTGGGAAACTAATGAGGCAATTGATGAGTTGGTACGACAACACCTTGACAGATCAGAGGGCCCATTCTCAGACGACGAGTTTGCCAATCGTTTGGATGCTATTAAGTACATGAACGATTTAAAAATCCAGCGCTTGTGGGACGGCTTTGAAAAGATGTTAGAAAATGGCCACTTCACAAAGTGGGACAAAGAGTATTTTGACAAAAAGAAAGGTAAGAAAAAATGACAGACCAAACGCAACAACCGGATCCGTTGGAAAATGAGATTCTCGATTTTAAATTTACTGTTAAGCAAGTAAATGCAATCCTGCATATTCTTGGGCAGGCACCCTACATTGCATCAGCTGGATTGATTGCACTGATCCAAGCACAGGGAGAGCCACAATTCAAAGCGTTGTTAGAAGCCGAGGTACCTAAAAAAGATGAGTAACGACAACTTCATTCGCCAGTTTTTAAAGCACCGCAAGTTTGGCAATAACATTGTCCAAGCGGTAGAAGAAAAGACAAAGAAGACGACAGCAGAGCAGGAAATGGAGCACCGCCTTTTAGCTGAAGCCATGACCAAAGGCATCGTCAACGAGATGATGCCAACCTTCAGAAAGATGATGGAAGAAGAGCAAAAGAAGAAGGAAAAGCCAGTCCGTAAGATCATCATCCCAGAATAGGGCGCTTTATCCCTGAAATGCGTATTAGTAGATATAGGAACGTCGGGAGACGTGCCTTGCGGGCGTAAAGAAGCCCTGCTTTGGACTGGGGACGCTCGGTCGTACAAGTACGGAGAGGTGACTTGACTCCTGACAGCCGGAAAGACGGCACTTTACACACATCATACACACATAAAGGAAATAAAATGAACCCATTTGAACTACGCTTTTCTATTTTCAACACAGCCAAGGACATCCTTATCAAGCAGCATGAAGCCAATTTGGCTGCATGGGAGTTGCTAAACAAGGGCGCTAAAAAGGCAGAAGAACTTGCCCCTAAGTTCCCAACAATCGAAGAGATTGTGGAAAAGGCAATCGAGATCAACAAATTTATCAGTGAAACCCAAGTCCATGAGTTTGGTAAGATGGCAAAGCGCATCACTGGTACAACAGTAATATTTTAACTTTACAATAAGGGGTGGTTAACTTTACAATCACCCTACTTTAACTTTACAATCATGGCAACTAAACCCGGTTTGTACGCAAACATCCACGCAAAGCAAGAGCGCATTAAAGCTGGCTCGGGCGAGAAGATGCGCAAGCCGGGTGCCAAAGGCGCACCTACAGCACAGGCATTTAAAGAATCAGCCAAAACCGCAACAATGAAAAAAGGCGGCAGTGTTTCCTTGTCAGTAGGTCGCGGCGAGAAGTTACCAGTATCTAAAGGCGCAGGCCTTACAGCCAAGGGTCGCGAGAAGTACAACCGCGAGACCGGCTCTCATTTAAAAGCCCCTCAACCAGAAGGTGGCTCACGTAAAGATTCATTTTGCGCACGTATGTCTGGCGTTAAAGGTCCAATGAAGGACGAAAATGGTAAGCCAACACGCAAAGCAGCAGCTCTAAAAAGGTGGAAGTGCTAATGGGTAAGATACCTAAAAAAATATTCACTCCAGCGATGGAAAAAACCATCATCGAACTGGGTAAACAGGGTGCATCGCAAAAAGCGATGTACGCCGCAATTGGTATTAGTAAAGATACCGCAGCAAAGTGGAAAGAAGAAGACCCAAAGTTTAAAGAAACGATGTCTTTAGCCACCACTTATGGCCAGGCATTTTGGGAAAACATGATGCTAGCCAACATTGACAACAAGGCTTTTAATAGCCGTGTTGCGGAGATTGCTTTGCGCGGCCAATATCCAGACGACTACAAAGATCGCCAAGAGATTAAAGCCAATGTTAAACAAGAAGTTGTTGTAGACTTTGACGCTCAGGTAACAGAGCTAATTGCAAAGTTAAATATCTAAAATTCAAAGGGGAACAGGCTTAGCGGCCCTGCCAGTGCTCACTCACTGGCTACCCACCAAATAACCAGTGAGGGTTCCATGAAGAAGTGCTCTAAGTGCAAGATTGTAAAGCCGTATTCTGAATTTTTGAAAGACAAGTCAAAGAAAGACGGATATCGGTTTCACTGCAATGCCTGCCTAAAAGAATATTACCAAAAGAATCGTACTGAAAAACTAGATAAAGCTCGCACCAGAAACTATGGTGTGACGCCAGAGCAATTCCAACAGATGAAGGACGCGCAGGATAATGCCTGCGAAATCTGTAAACTGCCCTTTGTGCCTGAAAAAACACCCCACGTAGACCACTGCCACACCACCAACAAGGTGCGCGGGCTGCTTTGTAATCACTGCAATCGTGGATTGGGCGGCTTTAGAGATTCAATCAAAATAATGCAATCCGCCCAAGAATATATTAAAAAATATTCTGAGGAAAAGTAGCTGATTTGCGTATTAGTAAATAT